GGTCTCGGTTCTGCTCAGTCCCTTCGCCCACATTCCCCCTACTTCTCAAAGCCAGTCGCCTCAAACCTCCCACCCATCACTCAGCAGTCCTCCACCGCCCCAATCAACATGCCAAGCGCGCCCCTATCTTTCGACTCCGTTGGTGTGTTCACCCCGAACCCCAGCTCCGCCCCTAACCCCCCCCAGGTCCCAATCACCCCCGAGACCAACGCCTTGCTTTCTGACCCCACCGGCTTCGGGCCCATCACCACTTGGGATCTGATCACTCGCACTCCTCTTCACGAAGGCAGCGGCCTTTTCTTCACTCGCGAGCGCAACGGCCCCATCTCCAATCTCCCGTACCCAACCAACACCGATTGCCTCCTCCGCGCCGTTTCCGCTGGCATAGATGTTGAGCCGGCCGACCTCTGGCTCACCCTCCAGCAGAATCTCCCCGACTGCCTCCTCGACGCCTCTCAAATCTCCCGCCACGGCCTTTCCACCGACCACCTCACAGTCCTCGCCTCAGCCTACAATTTCGAAGCTGTTATCATCTCGGGCCAGAATCGTCTCATCTACGGCAGCAGCAACCCCCGCGCTTCCTTCACTATCACCCACTCCTCAGGCTCGCCCGGCCATTTCGCCTACTCCCCCGCCTCCAACCCAGTCCGTCTCTCTGGTGCCGCCTCCGACCTAGTTCACGCCTCCCTCCGCTTCACTCATGACTCCACCCATCTCCCTTTCCGCCACGTCCACTCCTATCGCACCAACGTCCGTCGTGCCAAAAATCTCATCTCCAACATGAAAAACGGCTTCGACGGAGTTATGGCCAACGTCGATCCCCTCCACCCGAACAAAGCCAGGGACTCATTTCTTGCCCTCGACGCCCAGCTTGACATAGCCGTCTCCCGCGCCGTTTCCCTCGTCCACATTGCCGGCTTCGCTGGCTGCGGCAAATCTTACCCCGTCCAGAAATTGCTCAAAACGCACCCCTTCAGCGCCTTCAAAGTTTCAGTCCCAACCACCGAGCTTCGCAGTGAGTGGAAAGAAGCTCTCGAGCTCTCATCCACTACTGCCTGGCGCATATCCACCTGGGAGGCCTCACTTCTCAAATCCGCCCGCGTGTTAGTTATCGATGAAGTTTACAAAATGCCACGCGGTTACCTCGACCTCGCCATCCACGCCGATCCCACCATTCAGTTCGTCATTGTCCTTGGAGATCCTCTCCAAGGAGAATATCACTCCACCAACACCAACTCAAGCAACCACCGCCTCCCTTCTGAAATCAGCCATCTCCGCCCGTACCTCGACTTCTACTGCCTCTGGAGCCGTCGTATCCCTCAGCGCGTCGCCAAGTTCTTTGGCGTTCGCTCCCTTTCCTCACAGCCTGGCTTCTCCCGCTTCCACCAAACTCTGCCCCCCAACGCCACCATCATGTGCAACTCCCAGACCTCCGCCCTCACCATTAGCCAATGCGGCTACAAAGCTGTGACCATCGCCTCCTCTCAGGGCTCCACTTACAAGTACCCGGCCAACATCCATCTTGATCGCAACTCCCGAATGCTGTCCCACTCTATGTCCTTAGTCGCCCTCACACGCTCCACTATCGGCATCAACTTCTCCGGGGACCACTCCCTCATCCGCACTGACTCCGCCTGCAACAATCTCCTCTTCTCTCGCTTCCACGCCAACCAGCCCATTTCCCTCTCCGATATCTTCCGAAACATGCTAACCGGCGTTGAGATCATCACCGAGCCTCTCACTTCTCGTGTTACTCCACTCCGCGGCGCTCGCTCCGAACTCCCAACTGACCTTCTCCCCATCTTCTCCCTCCATTCCAACGAAATCGCTGACCCCATCATCGCTCCCGTCTTCCGTCCTCTGGCCGAAATCGTTTCCAGATCATCCCATGTTCCCCTGCGCCCAAACCCATCCATCCCCGGAGTCTTATCCCTCACCGCTTCAATCCCCAGCTCCCACATCTCAGATGTCCTCCAAACCGCCCGCATCTTCTCCGGCGACGGCTCCGATGCCTCGCCTCAGATCTCCACCCACTTCCTCCCAGAAACCCGCCGCCCCTTTCACTACGATATCCCTTCTGCCCAAGTTTCTTCTCCAGCCTTTAGCTCTGATCTCCGCCCCTCTTCTACCGCCCACACCCCCGTCTACCCTGGTGAAGACTTTTACGTCCTAGCCTCGCAGTTCATCCCCGCTCATGACCCCCAAGTGAAAGAAATAATCTGGCGCGATCAATCCAGTAACCAGTTCCCTCTCCTCAACCAACCCTTCGAAATTTCCGCCCTCCCCTTTTCTGTCGCTTCCGCTATCCACTCCGAAAAATCCGACCCAACCCTCCTGCCAGCATCCATTCCCAAACGTCTCCGCTTCCGACCTTCCCCCGCCCCTTACTCTATCTCCCCAAAAGACGAGATTCTCGGGGCCGTCCTTTTCCAATCCCTGTGCCGAGCCTACCATCGTTCTCCCCTCGCAGAGGTTCCTTTCGACGAGGCTCTCTTCATTGAATGCATTAACGCCAACGAGTTCTGCCAGCTGTCCTCCAAGACCCAATCCGTCATCATGGCAAACGCAAATCGCTCGGACCCAGACTGGCGCTGGTCAGCAGTCCGCATTTTCTCCAAGACCCAACACAAAACAAACGACAACTCCATCTTCGGGAACTGGAAAGCTTGCCAAACCCTCGCCCTCATGCACGACGCTGTCATCCTCCTCTTGGGGCCTGTTAAAAAATACCAACGAATCTTCGACAACCAGGATCGCCCCTCTAACATCTACGTCCACGCGGGGCACACACCTTTCGAACTCTCACAGTGGTGCCAAGACCATCTCACTGACCAGCCGCACCTCGCCAATGACTACACCGCTTTCGACCAATCCCAGCATGGCGAGGCCGTGGTCCTCGAACGCCTCAAAATGCACCGCCTCTCCATCCCTCAAACCCTCATCGACCTCCACGTCCATTTGAAAACCAACGTCGACACTCAGTTTGGACCCCTCACTTGTATGCGCCTCACCGGAGAGCCTGGAACCTACGATGATAATACTGATTACAACCTCGCCGTCCTCTTCACTCAATACAACATCACCTCCGAAGCTGTCATGGTCAGCGGTGACGACTCCCTCATTGACTCCATCCCCCCACTCAATCAAGCCTGGCCCTCCATCCAGCCCCTCCTCTCCCTCCGCTTCAAGATTGAGATAGACAAGTACGCCCTCTTTTGTGGCTACTTCGTCGGTCCCTCTGGAGCCTGCCGCTCGCCCCTCGCCCTCTTCACGAAACTTGCCATGGCCATAGACGACAGCACCATCCCGGACAAGCTTGTCAGCTACTTAACTGAATTCTCCGTTGGCCACTCCCTCGGGCAGTCCATGTGGAACTTGCTCCCTCTCTCCCACGTCTCCTTTCAATCCGCTTGCTTCGATTTTTTTTGCCGCCACGCCCCCCCCGCCCTCAAAGTTGCTCTCAACATCGGAGAAATCCCCTCCTCCACTATCAACTCAATCCTCTCAGCCCTCTCGTCCATCACCGCCCCCGTCTGGAGCATGCTCCCTGTCGCTGCCCGCCGTGTCTTCATCGCCTCCAAACGCTCTCCAACCTCCTCTTTCCTCCCCATCGCTTCTCCTAATGAGGGTGAATTGCTTCCGGAATTGCATAACGACCAAGCTGACACTCACATCATCCGCCACCTCCAAGACTTCCAAGTTAACACGCCTTCTCACGCCGCCCCTCTACCTCTGCTCTTTGGAGCCGCCCCACCTTTCCCGCCCTCCATGGATTTCTCTTTCCTCCTCCCTCTGCTCCAAAGCCTCTCCCGCTCCCATGTGCCGTCGATTGCCTCTCCTCCTCAAGAACCTGGTGCTGTCCCTGACGCTGGCTCTCGCGTCATTCCTCCTCCTCAGCTTCCTTCGCCGTC